AATTGCATTATCAGAGCAAAAGAAGATCATCTTTGTATGTGCAGCTAGACACGTTGGATTAGCATTGGCGAAATCCGCCATTTCAATGAAAAAAAAGATAGCGTTTGCATTTGGTTGTTCAAGTGCCGATGATATTCGTTTGCATTATTTTGCAGCAAAAGTCTTTACAAAAAATAAGCGAACTGGTGGTATAGGAAAGGTAGATAATAGTGTTGGTGATAATGTCGAAATTATGATTTGTGATATTCGTTCTTATTTGCCTGCAATGTATTATATGCTTGCATTCTTTGATGCAAATGATATTATTATGTATTGGGATGAGCCAACGATTACATTGGATTATGTTGAACACGATATTCACAAGACTATACAGAATAACTGGACAAAAAATATGATACCAAATATAGTGCTATCATCGGCGACATTACCCAAGCAACATGAACTGAATGAAACAATTTCTGATTTCCTAATGAAGTTTCCAAAGGCTGAAGTATTTAATATAATTAGTCATGACTGCAAAAAATCGATACCAATTATCAATAAAGATGGGTTAGTGGTTTTACCTCATTATTTTAGTGAAAAATATGAAGATATTCTGAAGACATCTATACATTGCAACGATTATTTGACATTATTGCGATATTTTGATTTGAAGGAAGTTGTGAATTTTATTAACTATGTAAACATGAATAAATATGGTAATTCGAAAACGAATTTGGAAAGACATTTTGAAACATTGGATGATATAAATATGAAAAATATAAAAATGTATTATTTGCATTTGCTACAAAATATTATTGCGGATAAATGGCCAATTATATATTCCCATTTTATGCAGTTACGAAGCCCTAGAATATTGGAAAATACTACCATTGATCCAAAAGGAAATAAAATTACAAAGGCTAAAAGTATTGGACCAGGAGTAGGACTAACTAGTTTTTGTGAAAAGGGATTAGCAGGTGCACCATTAATGCGATTGTCAAGTGAGCAAATTACCAGTTCTAAAATGTCAACAGAAAATACTAATATGGCTCATGCCGGCACATCAGGCGTCTATGTTACAACTAAGGACTCTTATACATTGACAGATGGACCAACTATATTTATTTCCAATGATGTAGAAAAAATTGCCAAGTTCTGTATTCAACAAGCAAATATTCCTGCAATAGTAATGGATGAATTAATGAAGAAAATTGATTATAACAATGCTATTAATGAGCGGTTATATATATTAGAGTCAGAGTATGAATTAATTAAAGAGCAAGGAGACCAACAGGCAAAAAATAATGTATCTAGTTTTCATAATGGTAGCACTATTAGTGGTAGAAATAAGAGCGGTAAAGATTCAAAGAAGTCGTCGCGTGATTGCCCAGAAGAAATGGAGAATAAGGGTAAATTAAATAAATTAACACAGGAAATAAATTCATTGAGGGCTCTAATAAAATCCGCTTCCTTGAATGATGCATTTATTCCTAATAAAAAAATGCATTTGGATAAATGGGCTACAAATATAAATACATCGGGTGCATTTACCAGCAATGTGGATGAACAATTTGTATGCGATATAATGGCGTTAAAAGGTGTAGAAAATTCTTGGAAGGTATTGTTGATGATGGGAATTGGTGTCTTTATTAATCACGAAAATATTACTTATACGGAGATTATGAAAAAACTGGCCGATGAACAAAAGTTGTATATGATTATTGCTTCGAGTGATTATATTTATGGAACGAATTATCAGTTCTGTCATGGGTTCTTGAGTAAGGATTTGAATTTGACACAAGAAAAATTAATACAAGCCATGGGACGTATTGGTCGAAATAATATTCAGCAAACATATACGATTCGTTTTCGCGATGATGAACAGATTTCAAAGCTATTTACATCTGATACGGAGAAGCCAGAAATCATGAATATGAATCGATTATTCAATAGTAAAAAGGTGGTTTGGCAAGATAATAGTTATGTAGAGATTCCACAGGTAGATGAAGTAGATGAAGAATAAAATTATAGAAAGTAAGTAAAAAATCCATTTTTATAAAGATGTAAACGCGATTTTTACTTAATAAATATTTTACTACCCAAACTTTTATAAAAATATCCTTTATAAAGCATATTTTTTTCTAGTGCTTTTTCTAATGTTTTGTCACTCATGGAGAGAGTCTTAATGCAATCATATTTACATGTAAATTCTTTGACAAGATGGTTTTGTTCATCGTATTGCCCAACTCCATTTTTATATAATAGTGGCTCTCCATGAGTATTTTCAAAATTATCTTTTAGAACAGCATCACAATCATTATATAACATATAATAATGACCTTTTGTAAGAGTAAGATTTTTAACTGGATTATCTAATGCAGAACTAGATTCATAACCATTACATTTTGCAGCAGTTTTTCTGTCTAAATATACGTTTAGAATAGCAGTTTTTTTGTCATTTAATTTGGCAATATAACCTAAATTTTGCATTTTAGTTTGTTTTGTAGGTTCTAATGAATGTATAACATTGGCATCTAAATTTCTCTCTACTAATTGCCAACGAAATCCACAATAAATAGTATTTTCTTGAATTGCTTTTGATATACTAGGACGTTTAATATTTTTATTTTCATTCATAGATTCCGTAACTGACTCATAAACTTTTACTAATTGTAGTGTTTCTGGGTTAATTTTTTGTAGACGTGGACCCAAATGTGGCATTTGCTGATTAAATCCAGTAACCAATTTTGTTTGTGAGGTATTTAATTTTTCTAATACTTCTTTATTTGATTTTTCTAATTTTTCTATTTTTGTATACAATATTTTTACTGCATTAAGTAATTCTTGTCCCATACTATTTTCACTATTTGCAATTTGCATTTGAAGTTTTAATTTTATTTGTTCATTTTCTAATTCTAATTTATGTGTATCATTTTGATTGAAATATTTAAGATTATTATTAATTATATTTATTAATGTTTGGTAAGAAAGTTCCTTTCCAATCAGAAATAATTCTAATTCAGTTTCATGACCAGCTAAATCATTAACTCTACTATCTTTTATTAATTCATGTTCTTTTATAAAGGACTCAAAGTCTTTGCTTTTGTTAACGGCAAAGCAATCTAATAGAAGGCACTCTGGGTATTTACCTTTATGTTCTTTATAACGATTTGTAATACCAATGCGACTCTCACCTATTTTTAAAATATAATGTCCATTTTCAAAAGTTTTGACTTTGATTACATAAAAAATAGACCCTATTGTTGCGTATTCTTTTAATAATATTTTCTCTCTTTCAAGAATTTTTTGTTTGTATAATTTATCTTCATATTCTTGTTTCTTTTTGTCTTCTATAAGTTTTATTTCATCTTTTTGTTGTTCTAGTTGTTTTTTTAAGTCAGTTGATTCTTCTAATAATACTTCTTGTAAAATTTCTTCTAAATTAATAAAATATTCATGAATTTCGTCAGCTTTTTTTGTTCCAGCTTTAATACAAAATAATTTAAATGTTTTTATAGTTAACATAAAAATTTCTTTATTATGACCACCTTTGACATTTGTTTGCTTCTCCGTTTGGAGAAGCGATTTTTTATAATCTATATTAATTTTAAAAGAATTTTCTAATAATCTTTTTGAATTAAATTTAGAATTAAAACCTAACCATTGCCATACATTATCTAAGTCAATAACAAAATCATTTTTGCAATCATAGTTTAAATAGCAGTAAAAACTGGCTAAAAACATTTGTTGCTCATAGTTATTAAATTTTTTTTGAACCTTTTCAACTAATTTTGAGTGGTAATTACCATTTAATTTGGTAATTGGATTGCTTTCTATGAGATTAACAATATTTAGGCTCATTTTATATATTAATTAGCGATTTGTCTTTATATTGTTTTTTGCTTTAATAATTAAAAAGCGTTAAATTAATTATTAAAATATATGAAAAAGTATGACACGAAAAATCGTAAGATAAATCGCTTAATTGGAGTAAGCAAGACCACCCATACCACTCATGATACGAAGGACGTTATAGTTGGTAGCATAGACACGAACCTTGGCAGTCTTGGTTCCTTCAACTGTAGCATTTGAGAGCACAAGTTGGAGTGTAGCATTATCAATTCTGGAAAAGTTGCACGTACCTGAGGGTTGATGTTCTTCAGGTCTCAAAGCAAAGCTGTACACGTTAATTCCTTCATCAGGGTTTCTGGTGTGGGCTTGGTAAGGTTGGACCCAAGAGAAGTAAGAACCTTCACGCTCAGAGAAACGATCTTGTCCGTTAAGTTGGAGCTTAGCGGTAACAACTGGATTTTGTCCCCAGCAGTGCATGTCAAGAGAGGTCTCAGAGAGGACAAAAGTTCCGGCATCAGAGACACCAGAGTTATCCTTGTGTGAACCGGCATCGGCAATAAGAGCGGCAATGTCAGCAGGGGTTCCAACTGGAATAGGAGTAGCATCACCTCCAAGGTTGACCTCATTGTAAGGGTTAGAAGGTCCGTGCCAGTATCCAGTGAAACCAGCACCAGGGATGTAATCAATAGAACCGGCATCTTGGAAAAGACCACGTGCATCAATGTAGGCACGAGAGTCAGCAGCAACAGCGGCAGGTCCACCGAAAGCATGGATGGCATTAGGAAGAGCATCAATGGCATCAGTGTAGTT